CCGGATATGTCTTTGACGGCGTTATCGACCTGCTGGACAAGATTCTGGCGTGGAGCAGCGGCGAAGAAGAGCCGAGCGACACCGCACAGGCGCTCTTTGATATTGCCAGCTCGTTCGGCAACGTTGCAGGCATGATCTTCACGGGCGTTGTAGACTTCTTGACGCTGCTCTTCAACGGCTTTGACAAGGAGACAGCCGAAAACGTAGAGGGATTTCTTGAGGATTTCAGCGCCTTTGTTGATGACCCTCTCTTTCAAACGGCAGCGACTGTTCTTGGCGGCATTGTTACCATGTGGATTGCCATGAAATCGCCTCTTTTGATCGTTTCCGGCGTTCTCACGTTGATTATTACACACTGGGAAGATATCAAGCGATGGGCGGACAAGGCAAAAACAGCGTTTACAAACTTTATCAACACGCACGTCCCGGAGGGGTTTATGAGCGGCGTGACAGCGGCGCTTGAAACAATCGCAGGTCTTGTCTCTGGCATTCAATCCGCGTGGAATACATTTGTCAATAGCCTTAATTCCACAAACGCTGAAAAGGGCATTAAATCCATCCAAGAGGGCTGGGAGAGCGGCGGCGTTGCTGGCGCGGCCTCTGCCGCGTGGGATTCCGCGTGGATTAACCCGTCGAACTGGGGAAAGGATAAGAACTATGGTGCAGGGCGCAGCTTTGCGACCGGCCTTGACTATGTGCCATATGACAACTTCATTGCAAAGCTCCACGCCGGAGAAACCGTTCTGAACCGCGCCGACGCGACGGCGTACCGCGCCGGAAACGTCGGCGGTATCAGCGCGGAGAGCATCAGCCAAGCCGTCGCCGTCGCTGTACGCGAAGCGCTGGACGGCGTGGGCGTGTACATGGGCGCGGATAGAGTGGGCGATCTTGTGACGCAGCGCGTGAGCCGAAACATCGCCAAGGGCGCAAGAGCTATGAGGTATGCAAACGTATGATGACGAGATACGCCTGCCGGTTGAACGGCATTGATTTGTCGAGCATCGACCCGGCAATCTATGTGCTTGACGTGAGCACCGTTTCGCCCGTGCGCGATCTTGTGACGACACCGCTTGCAGGCCGAAGCGGACAGCGAATCACAAAGCGCACGACGAACAGCCTGAGCGTCGAGGTAAAATTTGAAATCCACGAGCAGAACACCGTTCGCCGCGCCCTCATCGCGGAGAAAGTGACAGAGTGGGCGATTCTCGGCGGCATTCTGACGACGAATGACCGGCCTGAAAGGCGGCTGCACGTCATTTGCGAGACCCTGCCGAACTTCTCCGCTCTGCGATGGACAAACAGCCTGACGGCCACGTTCACGGCTTTTGAAATCCCCTTCTGGGAGAGCGAATACCCGCGAAACGCGACGGTTGATGGGAACGGCGAAGCTCAAATGATTGCGCCGGGATTTGCGGACGATTCCCGCGTGTGGGCAAGCGTGACCAATGCCGGAACGGACGCGATCACGACCGTAGACCTGACAGCCGGACAAACCGCGCTGCACTTCTCCGGGCTTGCGCTCCCTTCCGGATCGGCGCTGGAAGTCGGAACGGACGAGCACGGTGTTTTTTACGCGCGAATCGGAAACGAAAGTGTACTGAGCAAGCGGACGGCAGAATCAAGCGACGAGCTACGGCTTGAAGCCGGGAAGTTTGGCAAGCTGTCTGTCTCCACAGACGGAAAAGCAAAGACGAGATTCGGCGTGAGGGGGTATTACACGTGAGCGTAAGGCTTCCGCGTCTGCTTGACGCGCAGCTCCGCGAGGTGTGCCGCCTCCATCCCGTTACGCTGTCCATCAACGAGCGGCTTGTACCGCCGCATGATGCTTCCATGACGCTTCCTCCGGGCGAGGGAGCGCCTTTCCATGCGTGGGTAGAGCTTTATACCATCGACGGCAGCGCGGGCGTCTACCGAGTTTCTGGCGCGTCTGAGTGCTATGTCATCACAGGAGACGTTGACCTAGAGCATAGCGCGGCGATTCTCGGCGACGCGATCATTCCCGGCGATGGGAAGTACAGCGGAACATGCGCCGAAGTGCTGACGGCGATGCTGGCAAACCAGACGACGCTCATAAACGGTCAAAAGCCTTGGGTTCTCGGTACTTGTGCGAAAAGTGCGAGCATCGAATATGCGTATGACTGCAACAACATCCTGTCTGCGATGACGGAAGTGGTCGGCGACGAAAAAGACGGCTATGCGCTCGAATTTGACGACACGCACGGCTTCCCGTGGCGGGTGAACGTTGTATCGGTCGAAACAACCGCGAGTTGCGAGGGACGACTGAGCCGAAATCTTAAAAGCGTCAGCGTCTCGATATCCGATGACGAGTTCTGCACTCGGATTTACTGTAAGAGCCTACCGGAACCGCACTACATCGACGGTTCGACCGTCAGCGTATGGGGAATCATCACAAAGACGATCACCGCCGGAGAAGGCGTGACCGCTGAGAGCTTGAAAAGCTACATCGTGCAATACCTCGAAGACCACAAAAACCCGCGAATCAGCATTGAGATCAACGGCGTTGATTTGGCGACCGCAACAGGAGAAAGCCTTGATTCCTTCCAAATCGGGCGGCTTTTCCGGCTTGCACTCCCTGATTACGACGTGAAAATGGAAGAGCGAATCCTTGTGCGCAGCATCACCGACGTTTACGGCGACCCGCGCGTCGTAAGGCTGACGCTTGCGAGCAACATCCGCGACACGGCGGAAGACCTCGTGCGGCTGGACAACACCGTTACAGGCGGATCGTCGCAGAACAGCACAAAAAAGTATATCGGCGGCGGCAAAGGCACCGGCCTGTCGAAAACGTCCGTGCTCGATATGCTTAAAAAGACCGATTCCTTCACGAGCGCAACGGAGGCATGGGTTAAAGAGGCGGGCGTGAAGATTGAGGCGAATCACGCCGACCTGTACGCGACGAAGAAAGCGATCACGGGAAATTGGGCAGGAGACGTTGAGACGATTAACGCCTTGATTACCGCATCGAGCGACAACGGCGGTTTGGTTTCGATGCTCGTCGGCCGGCACAACAAGATTGAGGACGTTAGCGCCGCCATCTCTGCGACTGCCGCTGGTGGTGGTCTGGTTACGATAAAGGCAGACAACAAAACCGTTACCGATCTAGGCGAGCGCGTCTCAAGTGCGGAAATCAACATTAGCGCGGCAGAAAGCAAAATCGAGCTGAAAGCGGACAAGATCACGCTGGATGGATATGTAACAATGTCCAAATTTAACGCGGAAATTGCGGAAATCAAAATCACCGATAGCTCATACGTGACAACAGCGGCACTGAATACTAAATCTTTGAGCGCCAACTATGCGGAGATTAGCAGCATCAATATTGGAGGAAAACAGGCGCGCTGGGAAAGCGTGACCGTTGTAACCGGCGTGACAAGAAAAAAACGGTATGCAATGGCTCCGTCAGGCACAACAAACATGGAGTTTTACGAGTGCGCCAGCGTAAGCACTGACACATTCACACTTTTGATGGCATAGGAGGAAACATGAAAATCAACATACTTCTCCGCAACGTGAACGCAGCACTTGCCCGTGTCCATGTGCTTGGTGCGGACGCTGAATTGCTTGCAGGAGCGATGCAATCAATCAATAATTGTGTTGACGCGATTGAAAAGGCTCAGAAGGAGGAAGAAAATGAAAATCACGACGAGCAAGGGCAAGACGCTTGATGTAAACTGGGCGTTCGGCCCGACTGACGAATCTGGAAGTCTGATGATTGAACTCCCTGATAATCGGCTGCTGTCGGAAATCGCCGCTGACTTTGAAGGCAACAGCAAAATCGAAAAGACAGACGAGACGAAACCCGGCGTAACCGAAGTCTACGAAGGCTTTACCGAACTTGCAACCATCCAGCGCAACAAAAACGGCAGCGTGTTTGTTAAGCTGGTGAAGGAGTGATGACCTTTGAATCTCGGCGTATTCAAGCGCAGAATTGACGTTGACGCTGAAATCCAGATGA